TGTTATGCTTGTGGTCCTGCCATGAAGAACCTTTCCTCCTCCGATTATGGGCTCAACTAATGTTGCTCCGACATTACCAAGCTGATTCTTAATCGTTCTACTGAAGACCTTATCTCTTAAAATTGAGAAACCAGATAGTGATTTATATGTAAGCGGTATTGCTACATTTTGTGTGGCAGAAAGAAGCCCAGAAGCTGCAGCCGCCATATAAAATCCATCTATAAATATATTTGTTCCATTAACATTTCTTACGATTTGGTCTGGATAGAAATATACGCATCTATTGCTGGTAAAGTTTTCGTTTAACTTGTAATTTACCAGATCTTCTGTGTTTTCATTAAGAAGCTCTTCTGGATCATCGCCCTGAATTCCCTCTAGGACACCAATATCTTCTACAGCAATTTCTTCAGTACCTATTAGTGCACCCGGTGTTACTCCCATTTGAGCACCAATCATAGCAACTCGCTCTTGCTGCACCGCTATGGTACTCATATTTTCACAGTGATTTACTGTGGCTCTAAATATTCCACTTCTATTTTTAGAAGGAAGCGGAACTACTATTTGACAGTCAGCAGACTCAAGGGATTCAAGTGCGTTAAACCAATTTACATCATAATAATCTGCATCTGCTTGGTCTATATAGCTTATTCTTATTCCATCTCCCTGCTGCAAAGTTCCGTTGCTAACTAGATCGTCATGCAACATTAGTGCTGCAGCAACATTCGTAGTGTCTCCCTGGTTCTTTACAAAGAACTGTATATCTGAGGCATCATGACCAGCAAGAACTTGTGTTTCTCCATCAGTTGCAACGATTGTAACTGTAGAGTCTTCAACTATAGACGTTACAAGAGCTTCTGCCCCAAGAGAGGATTCTCCCCATAAGTATGTACCTATATCATCGGTTGTAGTTAAAGTAACTCCCGCTGGTGTCTCAAGCTTTTGTATAACTATTAGTGCGCCATTATCCAAATCTGCAGAATCAAAATCAACCTCTAGAGTTGAAAATGTACCATCTGATGCTGTTATATCAGCATTATAGCCCTGAGATATAATTTGAGTATCCGTATTTATAATAGTATATGAGTAAGCTGTATCAGAGCTCGTTATAAACATATTTTGGCCAGCAACACTTTCAAACTGTGAGTTATAAAAACCAACCTTGTTTGGGAATATCTGAGTCTCTGAGCCATCTCTAACTATAAATACATTAACCTGGGTATCTACATCCGGCCTTCCGCTAATAAGACCAGTAAAGGGTCTTGGTATTGGGAAGTATAAATCATCAACTTCACATGAGCCATTACACCCACTAAATCCTCCATCACCATTTGAATTTACCTCTTCAACTAGCGTGACAGAAGATCTTCTTGGGAGTGGAGGCATGCACTGAAGCGCAAGTATCGCTGGTGCACCATTTTCAAAGCACATCTGCGCTCCAAGAGAGAGCGTATTAGACACACTTGGTGTTCCATGCTTATCGAATAAAGATGGTGCGCTATCAAAATATTCGGGATCATTTAAATCAAGAGTATATATATATCTAGCCTCTAACAAGTCTCCCTGACTAAGCACTTTTGAGTCAACATCAATATAGAATTTATCTCCAACTTCAAGCGGCACCGTGCCTTCATTAATTCCAATGGCCAACACCCCGTTTGTTTCGAGAATATATGTTGTTAAGTTGCTTTCTGAGATACCATCACCATTATCATCCGCTGCCTCTGGGAAGGATACGCTTGAATCATCAAAGGATGAAACACGAACCCGCCTAGATGATGTTACAGAATCTATATAATACCTTCCGGAAGAGTTCCCGCTGCATATCGTAAGAACTCTTCCAATGTGTGCACTTGTAAAGCTACCTTCAGAGTCTGGAACGCCAGTTGTTGCATCATGAGCAACACTTGGATCGTCTATAAATAGGTTGACAGCTCTTATGTCCCAAGCAACATCTGTAGTCGTTTCATTAACAGCCAAACTATCGGTAACAAGAGTTAGCGTAGTGACTCCCGTATCAACAGATATATCTTCAATCTCTATGCTTGTATACCCATCAACACAAAGATAGTCTCCCGGCAGAACCTGTCCTTGAGATAATAAATCTCCATCAAATTGGAATGAGTTAGTTGTTAGCGGAGAAGTATCTCCCAATGCAGTTCGATCTACAGCCGTACCAAGAGCCCAGTCATCAGAGGATGCGACTATAAAGCCATCGGAACATGTGTCACTATTTGCAGATACCGCACCAAGATCTGTTGTAAAGGCATCGCTATGAAACAAGATTGGTCCACCAGAGCTATCTCTTAACTGACCAGATATAGCACCAGATGCAGTCATGGTTGCCTTTCCAGGTATTGGGTCTCCATTTGAATCTCTTGAGACTGCAACAACTCTAACTGTCCATCGCTCTGATGGAGCTGTTTCGTCAACAACATCTATTAGATTCATAGTTCCACAAACTCCATCATAAATTGTTGCATTTCCAACATTAAGAGAGCTTGCTGAATAACTTGCACCATCCTGATCTGCTATGCTGGAGCCTTGAAGCTCTATAACACCAGAGTTAGGATCGATCCTAAAGTGGAATTGGTTTGAGAAACCGTTTCCATCTATTGTATCTTCCGTTCCATAAAGCGGGCTTCCGTTAAGATAAAGCTCGGTTCTTCCGGGTATTACTGGTGAATTTGCGAGTGCAAAAAATCGTCCATCTCCGCTTCCAGTTGGACTAACGGAAGCGTTTCCATCAGCACCGCCACCAGCAGCAGAAGCCACAACAGTTTCTTCTCTGAGGCCTTCGCCCATAATGCAGACGATTCGTATACCACCAGGAATAGATACGCCTCTAGAAATTACTCTATCACGAGTGAAAACACCAGGCTGTGTGTATCCCGCAATTCCAGGTATATTAGCCATTTAAAATCCTCCGAATATATTCAAAATCTCATTTGAAATGATATTATTAGTAGTTTAATATCCATTGTCTTCTATATCTATAATTCAACACTTGATAGCTGAAGTATATCACTGTAATTTAACTTTTGAACATCAGTAAGATCTTTAACGCCAGGTACAGGTGTCATAACTGAATCAAAATAAAAAACTAACTTTTCAATAACGTTATCAAGAGGTATCTCTACCCTCCATTCTGAGTAAGTATTAATAGTTATATTCTGACTATATACATAGTCATTAGCATAAGGCTCTGCTGACTCTCCAGCTATTGACAGCCCCTTTATAAATAAACCATTAGCACGAAGATCATTCCAGTACTTATATTGTAATGCTATCGATATAATATCGACTAATTCCTCTAACTCAGTGTGGCTTTCAGAATATATGCCAACTTCAAAAGATAAGTCCCACATCCCCGCATAAACACGATGCGTCGGGGTTTTAACTTCTCTTATGGAGCCATAATCATTTTGAACGGTATCAACCCTATACTTTAATGTAGAGTTTTGATTAAAAGATATTGGTTTATAACTTCCACCATTACTTTTGATTATAACTGCAGGAAAATACTTTACCTCATACCTGTAGGCATCATTAATCAAAATCTTAGTTGTTTCTTCAGAGTCTATATCCTTACCGGTCATGTCTGGGGTTAATGGGTATCCGTACTCATCAGTTCGATATGTATAAATATTATCAGTGCTAAACAAATGTCTCAGTGTGTCTATAAGTAAGTTTTTAGGCTGAACAACGGCTGACTGTTGAATTATGCTATTATCGCTATAAAAATTAGAATATACGCGATGTTCCCCGTTAGCACCAGTTCCGGGTAGATTTTGTATATCACTCATTATAGTTACCTAAAATTAATCGGCAAATATTCAACACCTTCAATTTTATCAGCCTGTTCGCAAAACTTCTTAACTTCTACGAGATATTTATCTAATACCTCTCTGTTTTCTAAATCCTCATTATTAATAAATATTGTTTTTTTAATTAAAAGCTCGGTGACAATACCATCGTTCTGAAAAGACTCATCTTCTCCAGATATCATCTCAACACAGTAGTTGTCAGAAACAACCATAGGATCTCTATTTAGTTTGGATTTCATAAAGTTTAAAATAGTATTAACAGTGCTTTTAAACTCATTAGATCGATTCTCTTTATTATTAAAAATTTTAATCGCAAACATCAACGAACCTCATATTTTTTTTCTCCTTTTTTTATATCCATAATGCGGCTAGTAGCCTTAAAGCCTTTCATTTTATACCGAACCTCATATTTTCCGTGAGGAAGTCTAACGCTCCAGTAGCCATTTTTATCTGTAGTCACATCCTTTATTACTTCACCGGCTCCATTTAGTACATCTACATAGACACCAACCATAGGTTTTTTATCCTGATCAACAATATAACCATACGCCGTAGTATTTCCTAATACAAGAGTAGACTCTTTTTTCTCTCTGCTTACTACTTGGGGCCCCGTGCTGTTTTCTATAGTAGTACTTAATCCATCTCGTGCTGACAAGGATTTTGTTAATTTCGCAACTTTATTGTTCAGAAGTTTTATATTGGAGTCTATTACTGTTAGCCTCTTATCTATAGTATCTACAGTTCTTGTTAATTCATATATTGCATCTATTGCGGACTGTTCTCTTCTTTTTGACATTTTTAACTACTCATGCGTCCAGGTATTTGATGCCTCTACAATCCCATCTATAGCAAATTCAGTCTCTCCGTCCGAGATTCGAACAAATCCGGATATCGACTCGAGAGAATCAAACGGTGAGACTTCGCACATACCTCTTTTTCTGCTTATATTTCCAGTAACACTGATATTTTTATATGTATTATATGTTCCTCCGCTACCTCTAAGCAAATAAACTACCCCTCTGTAGTATCCTACGTTCTCAAAATAACAGTTTGTAACACTTACGTTTTGATAAATCCCACTGTTGTTTCCATATCCTATTGTTACGGGCCAGGAGTTTGGAATCGCATCAGTATAAGCTCCGTTTGTAACAAAGTCAGATGCACCTATAAAGCTAACCTCATTGACAATAAACCTGGCCTTATCTGAGTGTCCATCCACCTCAATGTTGTGCCTTATAGCTATAAACGATGAAGCCCCAGTCTTCCCCGATGCTCCGACTAGAGTTAATTTTTCAAATGTAACTCCATAATTAATGTCAT